GCAATATTGGTGGTGATGGTGGTATTCTTTTAGTTTTTGATGCTGGTTCAAGTTCAACAAGTATGACTTTAGTATCAGATACTTTTACTGCAAACTCAACACCATCTACTTCACGAATTGTTTTATTCGCAGAACTAGCAGATGATTTAAATACCGATGTTGCAATATCAGTCACAAGAGATAATACTACATATAATTCAGTATCATTAACTGATACTGGATATGTAAGTGGTTCAAGTGGTATTAAAATATATACTGGTACTACACCTTTGACTGGAAGTGCTAGTCCACAAGTTCAGATGAGGTGGAAAGTTGTTGGTTCATCACTTACTGGTACAAATAAAATTCACGGAGTTGCACTACAATGGGCATAACAAAAGTAGAAAATCAGAATTTAAGTAATGATTCTATTGGAAGTGGTGAAATAAACACTGGTGCAGTTGATACTTCTAAAATAAATGCAACAATTAAAAATGAAGATATCTCTCCTAGTGCAAACATTTCAGCAACTAAGGTTGCATTACCTGGCCCACCATCACAATTTGTTCGTGGTGATGGTTCATTTGGTGCTATTGATACAACTGGTATTGATGAAAATGCATTTAACATTGGTGTCTTAGGTTTTAAGATGGCAGTTAATGATGGACTCACAATATTTAATTTAAAAGATGGTGTTGTAGATGAATTTAATGATGAATCTGGCGTAGATACTGCTGAAAATGTTTCTGCATCTTACGACTCTAGTTCAGATTTTTATACAAATCAAGGTACAAATGTTCCTATACCTTCTCCAGAAGTAGGTAGAACATCTATTACTTCACTTGGTTCTGGAACATATTCTGTTGAACCTGGCATTACAACAGTTAATGTATTAGTCGTTGGAGGCGGCGGAGGTGGTGGTTCTGGTGGTTATAATTATACTAAAGGTGGTGGTGCTGGTGCTGGTGGTTTAATTTATTACCCAGATTATCCAGTAACGCCTGGTGGTTCAGTTTCAGTATCAGTAGGTGCTGGTGGTGAGGGTTCTGGGTACAATCCTCCAGCGCCTGGTTCTGCACCTTATACACCAACTTCAAGACCAGATAGTCGTGTAGGAACTGGTGAATTTGGTGGTTACGAACATCCACAATATAGTTATCCAATGGCACACACATATTACTCGCCTGGACAAACTGGTACTGATTCTGCATTTGGGCCTCTTATAGGTGAAGGTGGAGGTGCTGGAGGTGGTTGGTTAACCAGTGGTTCACATCCATATATGGGTGGTGTATCTGGTGAAACTTATCACGAAGGTGGAAGTGGTGGTGCTGGTGGTTCTGGGCCACAAAGTTATGTTGGTGCTGGTGGAGAGGGTAAACAAACTGCAAATCATCCAATACCATTGACTCCATCAGTTTTACCAGTAAACTCGCCTGGAAGTTTTGGTAATAATGGTGGTACATTACAACCAGATGTTCCTACTGACACTGCAGCTGGTGGCGGTGGTGGTGCTGGTGGTGTTGGTGGAGATGTTGAAGGAACTGGAGAAGCTGGTGGAGCTGGTGGTATAGGATTAAATTATAATATTGCTGATGGTACTACATCAGTAGGTTATGCTGGTGGTGGTGCTGGTTCTGATACGCCTGGTTTTCCAGATGGTACTTCAGTGCCTTTTGGTGGTGGAGATACAAATCAAACTAATCATCAACAACCAAATTGGTTTCCTGGCTTGCCTGGTGCTGTAAATAGCGGAGGTGGTGGTGCTGGTGGAAGAAATGTTAATCCTTCTTCTCCTACTGGTGGTGCATACGGTGGTGATGGTGGGCCTGGTATTATAATAGTTGCAGAAAGTAAACGAAATGTTTCTAATACAAGTATGACTTTAGTTTCAGATACTTTCACTGCAAGTTCAACACCAACTAAAGCAAGAATTGTAGTATTTGCAGAATTACCAGACGGTCTTTCTGATTTTACTATAAGTGCAACAAGAGATAATAGTACATTCAATGCAATAACTCTTACAGACGAGGGTTTTGAAGCAGGAAGTTCTGGTATTAAAATATTTACTGGTTCAACTCCTTTAACTGGTTCAGCGAGTCCACAAGTTCAACTTCGTTGGAAAATAGTAGGTTCATCTTTGAGTGGTGCAAATAAAATTCACGGAGTATCATTACAATGGGAATAACAAAAGTAAATAAAAATCTTATTGGTGATAGTGCATTAGATTCTGATACTATTGCAGATAATAGTGTCAACTCAGATATTATATTGGATAATACTATCACAAACGCAGATGTATCACCACAAGCAAGTATTGCATTTTCAAAATTAAATTTGCCTGGTAGTGCATCAGATTTATTAAATGGTGCTGGTGGATTTCAAGTTGCAAGTGTAACACAATCAGATACAAATAATTTTAATATTGGTGTATTAGGATTCAAGATGGCAGTCGCAGAAGGATTGACATTGTTTAATTTAAAAGATGGTGTTGTAGATGAATTTAATGACGAATCTGGTGTAGATACTGCCGAAAATGTAACTATGTCTTATGATAGTGCATCAGATTTTTACTCTGGTGGTAGTGGTACTAATCCAAGTCCACCAACTCAAGATATAACAACTTTTACTTCCACAGGCCCACATACATATACTGCTGAATCTGGTGTTTCTAATGTTAATGTATTTGTAATCGGTGGTGGTGGAGGAGGTGGAACTGGTGGTTACAATAATCTTCACGGTGGTGGTGCTGGAGCTGGTGGTGCGATATATTATCCAAATTATCCAGTAACGCCTGGTGGTACAGTTGCAGTAGTAGTTGGTGCTGGTGGTGAGGGTGGTGGATATTTACCTCCAGCGCCTGGTTCAACACCTTATACACCAACTGCAAGACCAGACCCATCTGTTGGAACTGGTGAGTATGGTGGTTATGAATCACCTTTGTACAATTATCCAATGACACATACATATTATGGGCCTGGACAAACTGGTACTGATTCATCTTTCGGGCCTCTCATAGGAGAGGGTGGAGGTGCTGGTGGTGGTTATCAAACTGGTGGAAGTGTTCCATATGCTCCAGGCCAAACAGAAACTAGTTTACATAGTGGTGGTTGTGGTGGAACAGCTGGTGGTTCAAATAATGCACCTGGCTCAAGTTTTGCGCCTGGTACTCAAACTACTAATCATCCAATTCCATTGACCCCAGCAATTTTACCAGAAAACTCACCAGGCAGTTTTGGAAATAATGGTGGAGTATTAACTCCAGGCGGTTATGATAATGCTGGTGGTGAAGGTGCTTGTGCTGGTGGTGGTGGAATAGGTGGTGCTGGTGAAGATACTGGAACAGATACTGGTGGTGCTGGTGGTGTTGGACTAAACTATAATGTATTAGATGGTACAACTTCCATAGGTTTTGGTGGTGGTGGTCTAGGTGGTGGTCAAGCGGCAGATGGTGGTACAGAAGCTGTTCCTTTTGGTGGTGGAACTAGAAATCCATCAACTTATGGTAATCCTACTTGGACTCCAGGCTTTCCTGGCGGTGTAAACAGAGGTGGTGGTGGTACTGGTGCAAGAAATACAGGCAATCCAACTCCTGCTGGTGGTGGTTTAGGTGGTGATGGGGGGCCAGGTATTGTTGTTGTTAAAGAATTATCAACTACATTATCAGATACTTCTACAACATTAATATCAGATACTTTTACTGCAAGTTCTACTCCGACTAAAGCAAGAATAGTTGTTTTTGCAGAAATTAATAGTACATTAAATTCACAATTAAGTGCATCTGCAACTAGAGATAATACAACTTTTAATGCGATAACTTTGACTGATAATGGATATGTGACTGGTTCATCTGGTGCAAAAATATTCACTGGTAGTACACCTTTAACTGGAACTGCAAGTCCTCAAGTTCAAGTTCGTTGGAAAATAGTTGGTGCTGGGTTATCTCACATTAATACTATTCACGGTGTTTCACTTCAATGGGCATAGAAAATCAATATCTAGGAAATCCTAATTTAAAGAAAGCATTTGTAAGTCAAGAGTTTACAAAAGAAAATATTCTTGAGTTTCAAAAATGTATGAATGACCCACAGTATTTTATAGAAAAATATATAAAAATTGTATCATTAGACAAAGGTTTAATACCATTTGATATGTACCCTTTTCAAAAAGAAATGGTTGGTACATTTCATAACAATCGTTTTACAATCTGTAAACTACCCAGACAATCTGGTAAAACAACCACAATGGTTTCGTATATATTACATTATGTTTTATTTAATCAAAATATGAATGTAGCTATACTTGCAAACAAAGCTGCAACTGCAAGAGATATTTTATCTAGATTACAACTTGCATATGAACATTTACCTAAATGGTTGCAACAAGGAATACTATCGTGGAATAAAGGTAGTTTAGAATTAGAAAATGGTTCACGCATAGTTGCAGCCTCAACATCATCAAGTGCAGTTCGTGGTGGTTCATACAATATGATATTTTTAGATGAGTTTGCGTTTGTACCTACAAATATTGCAGAAGAGTTTTTTAGTTCAGTTTATCCTACTATTTCATCTGGTCAATCTACAAAAGTAATTATTGTATCAACACCAAACGGTATGAATATGTATTATAAATTATGGACAGATGCAGAAACAAAAAAGAATACTTATGTACCGATAGAAGTTCATTGGTCTGAAGTACCAGGCAGAGATGAGAAATGGAAAAAAGAAACGATTGCAAATACAAGTGAAGCACAGTTTCAAAAAGAATTTGAGTGTGAGTTCTTAGGTTCTACAAATACTTTGATAAGTGCATCTAAAATAAAAACAATACCTTTAAGAACACCTTTAACATCTAATGCTGGTCTTGATGTATATGAGAAACCTAAAAAGGGTCGCACATATGTGATTGTTGCAGATGTGGCTAGAGGTATTCAAGGTGATGCATCTGCGTTCATAGTTGTTGATGTATCTAAACTACCATATCGTATGGTTGCAAAATATAAAAATAATGAAATAAAACCTATGTTATTTCCTAATATTATTAAAGATGTTGCACTTGCATACAATCAGTCATTTGTATTGATAGAAGTAAATGACATTGGTGACCAAGTTGCAAACGCATTACAATTTGATTTAGAATATGATAATCTAATTATGGCAAGTATGAGAGGTCGTGCTGGTCAAATAGTTGGTGGTGGATTTAGTGGTGGTAAATCACAACTTGGTGTGAGAACAACTAAAGCAGTCAAAAAAATCGGTTGTTCTAATCTAAAAACAATGGTAGAGTCTAATAAGATTTTATTAGAAGACTATGATATAGTTGCAGAGATGTCTTCATTTGTTCTTCACGGACAGTCATATCAAGCAGAAGAGGGTCACCACGATGATTTAATGATGTGTTGTGTATTATTTGCGTGGTTATCTGGACAAACTTACTTCAAAGAACTTACTGATAGTGATGTTAGAGCTAAGTTATTTGCAGAAAGTCAAAATCAATTAGAACAAGACCTTGCACCATTTGGATTCCTAGACAATGGTATTGATGACCCCATACCACAAGTAGATGAATATGGTGAAAGATGGACACCAGTTATTAGGAAGTATGATACAAATTGGTAAATTCTTCTTCATCAATTAAATCATTATCTTTTTTTAAAAAACAATTATGACAGACTACTACATTGTTATCTATTTGTTCTAATAACAATTTTCTAGTATCTTTTTTTAAACTTTTCTTTTTAGAATCTGAACGAATCTTTCTATCATCTGGATAAAATTTTAATACAACTATTTCAGATTCACCACAATATTTACAAGATTTATCTCTTAACTGTTCGTTAATCCATTTGTCTTTTAATCTACGGTGTCTTCGTGCAACTTTTCGTATTGTGTTACGGTATTTTTGATAATGTTCACTCATATTTATATTTAGACTTGGTATAAAAACAAACATACAAAAAACGATTTTTTATAAATATAGTTGTAGTAGATTAATTAAACTATATAAGGAGTAGAAATATGGGTTTTCAAGTTTCTCCAGGCGTAGAAGTCAAAGAAGTTGACCTAACGAATATCGTCCCTGCTGTTTCTACAACTATTGGTGCTGTTTGTGGCCCCTTTGAAAAAGGGCCTGTCAGTGAAATAACAAGTATCAGTTCCGAAAAACAACTCGTTGAAGTATTTGGTAAACCAAATGCAAACAATTTTGAGTATTTTTTCACAGCTGCAAACTTTTTACAGTATTCAAATTCACTAAGAGTTGTAAGGACTGAAAGTACATTGAAAAATGCATCTTCTGGTGGTTCTGGTATATTAATCAGAAACACTTTGCATTATCAAGAATCTTTTGCAGACGGACAAGGTACTCACGGTACTTGGTCAGCAAGAACGGCTGGTATACACGCAAACGGAATTAAAATAGACATTTGTGATAAAAACAACTTTTCAGAAATGTCAAACAAACAAGTTAATGATGCTTCTGCATCTGCAGCTGAAACAACAATTACAATGGATGCGATTGCAACTGGTGATTTTGCAGTTGGTGAAGTTATAGAATTTTATTCAGACGCTGGTGGTACAGTTTTTGCAACTGGACACGAAGCACAAAAATACGAAATTACAGCAGTTGATTTTTCTGCTGAAACAATTACATTTAGACAATTAGATGACCCTGCTG